TGGAGCTCCTATGACCGTAGGTGGACATGGAGACAGAGTAAAAACCGACAGTGGGTTTCAAGAAGTAATGTCCAAGATTGCTTCTAACAATATCGACACACCATTAGGTGAAAGGTATCACCGAAAGTCTGCAAAAGAAGTAAAGACTAGAGATACTATCCAAAAGCATATTGACATACAGTCAAGAAAGAAGTAAAATAAGATATGACACAATTAAAAACAACCTTAGTAGATTTAGCAGACTTAGAGTTATTAGATTTAAAAACAACAAACAAAGATGGTAAGAGATACTACACTGATACAGACGAAAGTTTCTACTACCCAAGTGTCACGAGTGTCACTGGTCTACTATCACGTGACCATATTAAGTTATGGAGAAAACGTGTAGGTGAAGAGACTGCAAACAAGATTACTGCACAAGCAACTAAACGTGGAACCAACTTCCATTCATTAGTAGAAGATTATTTAAGAAAAGAAAAACCATTTATAGAGTTTGACAACGTTCTACAGGAAGGAATGTTTAAAGCTATGCAACCAGTATTAGACGAGGTCATACCGATTGCACTTGAAGCACCACTCTATTCAAACGTATTACAAATGGCTGGACGTGTAGATTGTGTTGGAATATTCAACGACCAGTTAAGTATCATAGACTTCAAAACCAGTGCAAAATTCAAAGAGGATTATATGGCAGAAAGTTGGTTTATCCAAATGACTGCATATGCAATAATGGTTGAAGAACTTACAGGTCAAGCAATCGAAGAGATTACTGCACTAGTAGCTATAGAAGGACATAACTCCTTTCAGATATTTTCTGCAGACCCACTTGACTATGTTGATAAACTAAACGACTTACGAGTCAGATATAAAAATATATACGGAGTATAATATGAGTGAAGTAAAAGAATTTAATTTAGAAGGAGATTACAATTGGAATAAGATAATCTCTAAAGGTGATGAGTGGGTTGAGTCTCAAGCATACGATAGTGCATATGACACACTATTAGAGTATCTTGGAATTGACAGTGACGAAGACATAACAGAAGAACTGTTAGACACTGCAGACCACCTCATAGATTACCTAACAACACCTTATGCAGAAGGTGGTCTTGGTGTTCATGACACTAGTCCAACTTACTATGCTTACTATAGTATAGTTAGAGATTGGAGAGACAACTTAGAGAGTGGATTTTAAGATGATTGAAGTAGGAAAAGAATATCATATCTACCCGAAGTTTAAAAAGTCTTACACTGAACGTGAAGTGTTTAAGAACAATGACAACGAAGATAGAGTAGTCATAGAAGCACTATGGAGAAGTGGTGCATATATCGTTAAGATTACTAACGAGGAAGAGAAGGAACAACTAGAAGCATATCTTTCAGAAGATGCAACTGGTGATATGGAACCTTGTGAGTTCGAAGAGAATGAATTTATAGAATCGTTTGACGAGTGTGGACGTGACTATTATATCCACCTTGCAGAAGGTAGTGAAGCAGACGAAGACGAAATGCAAGAACTACTTGAAGAAGAAGGACATGACTGGTTATTTGAAAACAACTATGACTCATGGGATTGTGAACACTTCTTTGGACTGCCTTTAATTGCAGACGAAGTAGACCCCGACAATAGATACAACACAAGGTTTTAATATGATTACCCGTAAAGAATTTTCAGAACAAGTAGAACGTTTAATAGTCAGAGGAAGGGGTGCAGATATTATGTCTGCAATTGTAAAAGTTTGTGAACTAAACAATGTAGAACCCGAGTCTGCAAAGAGGTTATTATCTCAACCTCTTAAAGAGAAACTAGAAGCAGAAGCAGCTGGTCTCAATTTAATTAATAGAGGTAAGAATCCTAAAGGAACAATATCCAGTTTCTTTTCAGACTAATAGGAGTTATTATGAAAAAAGGTGATATAGTAGCAGTAGTTGCTACAAGTGGTGAGTATGTTGGTGAGTTGGTTTCTAGTAAACCAGTGACACTTGCAAACCCCAAAATGATTGTCAACACACCCGAAGGAGGAATGGGTTTCTCTAAAGGTGTTGCAGTGACAGGTGAAGTAAATCCAACTGAAATGATTTTCGGTTCATACGTCTTTATTGCTAAGTGTAATAAAGAAGTGTCGGAAGCACACTTGACTGCAGTAAGTGGTATCGAAATTCCAAAGGAAAAGAAGATAATAACTTAATGACAAGTCGTGAAGGATATGATGCATACACTCTTTATCTTGGAATAAAATTACATTTCCATTCTAAAGATTATGACTTTATCAAATATAATGGTAAAGTCAAAAGTGATATAAACTCATTTCTTAAACGGAAGGACAAATACCATTTTGGTAAATTGTTCAAAACCCACAAACAAGAATTGCAAGACTTTTACATTGCAAACTTGTCTCTGAAAGACTTATGGGCGGGAGACCTACTTGATAACGAGTGTGTCAAAGTCTATAAGGACTGGAAGAACAGAAATCAGAAACTAACGTATCTTTTTGAAACGGAAGTTGCTGATTTACTTCGTAAGAGGAATATCAATAAAGTGTTAGAAGTGAAAAACGGACAACACCCTATACTCTTAAAAGAGTTCTTAGGTAAAAAGATATCCCTCGAGACGATGTGTATTTTAGATGAAATCATTGGTTATACTAATGATTGGGAACGATTGATTTCAGAAAACTTAGTCTATCCCGATATACAGAATAAGATAAACAAATACAAATCTTTTGTATCTGTAGACATTAAGAAGTATAAAAAGGTATTGATTGAGTTGTGTCAATAGATTCTAAGAAACACTAAATACGAATGTCGGTTAGAAACCCTCTTGTATTCTTATACGAAAGGGTGTATAATAGACATATACAATGCTAATAAAATGTTAATACAATAGGAGAATACAATGTCAACATCATTAGATAAACTAAGAGCAGCCATGGAAACGGCTTCACCTACAGAAGGTGCTAAAAAATCCTACTCAGACGACACTATGTGGAAACCCGAACTAGATAAAACTGGTAATGGTTATGCCGTGGTTCGTTTTTTACCTACTCCCGATGGAGAAGAGATGCCTTGGGTATCATACTTCGACCACGGGTTCCAAGGGCCAGGTGGTTGGTATATTGAGAAGTCTTTAACGACTCTTAATAAACAAGACCCTGTCTCTGAATACAATTCAACGTTGTGGAATACAGGTATTGAAGCAAACAAAGAGATTGCACGTAAACAAAAAAGACGTTTACATTATGTGTCAAATGTCTATGTTGTTTCAGACCCTAAAAATCCCGACAATGAAGGTAAAGTCTTCAAATACAGATTTGGTAAAAAAATCTTTGAACAACTCAAAGAAGCTATCTCACCTGCGTTTGATGACGAAGCTCCAATCAATCCTTTTGATTTGAGAGGAGAAGGTGCAAACTTTAAAATCAAAATCAGAAAAGTAGACGGATACTGGAACTATGATAAATCAGAGTTCGAAAGTCCTTCACCACTTTTTGATGATGAAAATAAGTTGAATGAGATAAATAATTCAACATATTCTTTATCAGATGTAATTGCACCTAGTGAGTTCAAGTCTTATGACGAACTAAAAGAGAAACTCGATAGAGTTCTCGGACTCACTGGAAGTGTATCTACTGCTACTGCAGAATCAGTTGCTGAAGACCTAGACGAAGTGCCTTGGTCAAATGTAAACACTGAGACTGTTGCAGAGGAACCTGTAATCGCATCAGCAGAATCTACTCCACAAGTTGAAGAAGATGACGCGATGGATTACTTTAAGAAACTAGCTTCTGATAGTTAGTTTCTATATGGGGTAGTCGTTTAATTCATTATGAATAAAATTGATGTGACGACTACAACACTAAGGTCGTGGACATGGGGATACTTAGTAAGGGAAAGGTCAATAGCATAAGCGGATTGGTCGGTGAAGAACGGGTTGCTGTAAGGCGTGGGGTGACTTCACACTATTTAAGATTATATTATGAAAAGTGAATACTATAAAAACATACTACCTTGGAATGAGAACGAGAGGGTTATTGACCAGTTTGGTTGGAACCCACAATCAGTTATCACTCCAACTAAATCGTCTAAGAACAATTGGGACGATGCATACTTAACTGCATACGAAGAGAAGAGAGGAGTTTGTCCTCGTCTTCCTAATGGTTTAATGATGAGTGAGTTTCATGCTGGTTTATGTGAGAACATAGTTCACTATTGGTCTATGGTTGGTGATACAATCGTTGACCCATTTGCTGGAAGATTGACACGTGCATTCGTATCGCAATCTTTAGGAAGAAACTATTATGGTTATGATGTATCTTCTGAAACAGTCAATAGAGTTAGACACGAGTTAGACAGACATGAACTCGGTGCAACCATTTATGAAGAAGACGGGTGTGAAATGAAATCAACACCTGATGAATCTGCAAACTTAGTTATGACTTGTCCACCTTATGGTGATATAGAAAGATACGAAAGTGCAGAAGGTCAGTTATCCGACCTAAGAAAGTATGAAGACTTTTGTAATAGGATACAAGTTTGTGGAGATAATATAGAACGAGTTTTAAAGCCAGGAGGTTTTGCAGTTTGGGTTTGTGGTGATTGGAGAAGAGACGGAGAATACAAACCTTTTCATTCAGATACTATAAATATGTTCACTAAGTCGGGTCTGAAATTACATGATATAATTGTAATGAAGAACGACACTATATTTGCAGCTTTACAAGCGGGTAAATGTGCAAGTAAAAGATACACTGCAAAGGTGCATGAATTCATCTTAGTGTTTCGTAAAGAAGGGGAACTAGAATATAGTTCAGATACAATAAAAAATAGAGAGGAGTCTCTAGAACAATTTTTCAAATAATATGCCAAGTGTTAAACCAAGAGTAAATCCAAAGAATAGAATGGAAGAACCATTCGATAAAGTGTTAAGACGCTTTAAAAAAGAATGTGAGAAGAAAGGTATCGTGCAAGAATGCAGAGATAGAAAGTATCACGAGAAACCTAACGACACTAGGAATCAGAAGAATCAAGAATTAAAAAGAAGAAAGAAACTCAATAAGAAGAAATCATTATTAGAACAAAATCGTAGAGTTAGAGGAGTTAGATGAGAACAAAAAGAGAGAAACGAATCATTAGACAATTTCTCATCTCTGCAACTATCGGAATACTAGGATTGATTGGTGCAATCTATATCTACTTAAACTATCAACCACCATTGAATACACCTAAAGATTATATTGATTCACCCATACAGGAAACAGCAGAAGAAAGATACACATGAACTGGCACGGAGGAAAAGGTTCCAAAAGAAGGAACTCAGACGATAAACTCTACTCAGATAACTGGGAGAAAATCTTTGGCAAACCTAAACCCGAAATCTCTGTTCGTAAAGAAACACCTACCCATGGGTCTACTCAGATTCATAAAGATAAAACAAAGACAATCCCTCGTAAAGGGAAGTATAAAACTATTTAATTACCAAGCTGGAACTGGAGATAACTTACCTTGTGTAGGTTCGTCATTCATAGTCTTAGGTGCATTAACATTGGTATAAGTTTGTCCACTGTTGTTGTTAGTGACATTCGACATAACATTTGAATTGGTTGTTGTGGTTCCACTTGCAGAGTAAGATTCCATTCTTTGACCTTTGATATTATTACCAGTGTTTGGATTTCCAGCTGCAGTTATTTGTGCTTCAGTATACAAGCCAGGATACTTAGCATTGTGTTCCATCATTCTTTGTTGAAGTTTATTGTATCTTTCTCTCTCTACAATAAGTTCGTTTGCAACCTGTGCCATTTCCATAGACATTGCAGAATCCGACGCAGGTTGAACATATTTTGGGTCATCCTTGTGGAATGCACCTTCTTTTTTCACAAGTTTCTCTTCGGACTGTTCCATTTGACCTTCGATTCTTTCTTGTTCGGTAGTTCCCATAACTTTACCAGCAAGACCTTTCATCTTTTCATACCAAGACAATTCTTTAGGGACACCTTTGTCAAGTCTAATCATTGCTTCTGTTAGTGTGTCTATTGCTTCTGAGAAATTATTAAGGTTCTTGGTTGAAGGTTTTAAATCCTTAAACATAGAAATTACATTACCAACACTACCTAAGTTTTTGAATGCTTCACCTAAGTCAAGTAGAGGTTTCATATTTACATCTTCTAAACCTTTTGCAAACTCAGTGACCTTTTCCATTGGTGATTTTGCACCAAATAAACTTCCTAAACCTT